ACAAAAGTTAAAGCCTCTTGTTTCTTAATACTATCGTCCATAATATAAATCTGCGCTTAGTGAGTAACGTTTTTCTTCATCTATTCCTCTACCAGGAATATGCGGAAGATTAGATGGAAATATAAACCAAGTCAACATCTTCTTTGGTAAATTATATGATCTTCCACCTGGTAATGGAAACATTGTAGTTTCGGATGATTTAGTAAATCGTAAGAACATTATACCAGATAAAGTATATGGGTTCTCACTATTATGAGCGTGCATGTAAGGTTCTTTTGGATTATCTTTCCAATCAACATACACCCAAGAATTTACTTTATAATCAAATACATCCATATCCCAATATCTAGAACATGAATTATAAAATGACCATTTTAATTTTTTAAATACTGAAAGTTCAAAATCTAAAAAATTATCTTCCGTCTTAGCAACAGTAGGATTATCTTGATACTTTATACCATCAATAAAATGAATCAAAGTATCTAGATCTTCATGATCTATCTGACATGGATATTCGCGAATTCCTAATACCATTTCCTAGTTGTTTGACTTATTATTTTAGCATGAATCTTAGGATCACAAAAAGAAAATGCAATGGTTGTTCGTATATCATTCCCAATTAAATCATTGGGAGGATGTCCTTTATGTTCCCAATTAGAAGGAATGAATGCACCTGTATTTGGTATATATGGTGTGTAGTGATAGGCACCATCAGGACTCTGGGCAACAAACTCACCACCCCATTCTATATTCCAGTAGTGTTGATTAAAATAAACGAATGTCCATACGTCATCATCTTGAAAATCTTTATGAAATACTGTATCCTGTCCAGCAGTTTGTCCATTAACATGTATCTTACATAACTTTAATGGCCTTCTAAGATGTTTCATCATCTTTAATTTAACTGTGGTAGCACACTTCTCAAATATTAAATCTGTTCTTAATGGATGCTGCCATGATATAGGATCACCTTTCCCATAAGATGCATTGTTATACGTCCATGTTGCTAGACTATTAATAGCAGGTGACTTACGATCAAAGTAAGCATACAATGAATCTATTTCATTTCTTGGTAATACATCATATATTACTATTGGTTTATTCATGCTCCCCACCATATCCATCCTGTAAGAATATATTTTTCATGTTCTTTTGATATCTGTCCTCTATGCTTATGTGTCAATCCAGCAGGAAATATAACTGTATTTCCTTTTAATGCCCTTACTGTATAATCCTGATAGAAGAACTCTGTACCGCCACCAGGAACGTCGTTAAGGTATGTAATATAAACAAATGCCCTATCACACCCATCAAGTCCAGATCCATCTACGTGCCATGTATAGAATCCCTCTCCTGGATTGTAGAATTGTATCTGTGGTAAATTCTTTTTAACAAATTCTATATTCTCTATCTCCATTGTCTGAAGATAGTCATCAATGAATCCATCTAATTCACTATGATATATGTCATACTTAAAATCATTTGGAGATCCAAGTTGTTTAGCATCATCTAAAGAAAAATCTGTACTCCTTTTAATATCAGGAATAATACTTCCACCACCTACTCTACCAGGATATGTTAATGCTTTGCTATGTCCTCTTTTAAAGAGATCTATCATGCTATCGCATATAGACATATCCTTCAATTGATATTCTCTAATAAATTTCATTTGTATGCTGGCCCCTGAACCCATCCTACTAAAGACTTCCTTACTCCAGATGTTACTTTTCTAACTCTATGTGGAGTGTCTCCCATGAACAGTATAACATCTTTTTTCTTCATTGGGATAACTTTCTTTTCATCAGCAAATAATTCAAACTCACCACCTTCAAAATCATCATTTAGTAAGATAGTAAAACTTATCTTTCTTATTCTATTACTCTGTCTCTTACCAGGAAACCAATTTGATTCATCTATATGCCAATCATAATAACCACCTACTTCATATAGAGTGTCTTGTATAGGTTCAATAAAATCAATATCATAATTCCATTCTGCTTTTGAATTAGCAAATCTAGCAAATCCATCTACCAATCCATAGAGTCTTTCATCATCTATAAAACGAGATTTGGATTGTCTATTTACTTTATCGTAAGCACCAACCTTAGAATCTAAACCTTCTACTTTAGAGTCTTGATAATCTTCTATGGGTTTATTATTACGATCTATAGCTCTAGCTTGTTCTAGTTGCTTCTGAATAAGATCATAATAATCATCTTCCATTTTGATTACTATGTACTGATTTCTAAATGAATTCATTTTCTACACACCATCACATGTATACCATTCCACCAGTTATTAGGATCTTCTGGAATAGAAGTTAATATCTTTCTATCAAACATAACTTTAATATCATTTTCTTTGACCCATATATTCACTGCTTCTACAACACCCATAAAGTTAGCATCATCAATTACAATTATAAATTGCTCATCCATAACTGTATAAAGATAAGTTAAATTATCATATGTTGCTTGTGGGTCATGATCAGCATCATAGAATATAACATTTGCTTTCTTACCATGAAACATAGGAAACTTAAGATCCTGAATTGACTTGGCATAGAAATGTTGATTAGGTCTCAATGCTCTAAGAATAGTATTCTTAGGATTAGACATTTGATATCCCTTATGGCCTAGAGTAACTCTTCCTTCAGACTGAACATCATCTTCACGGAATGGTGAAATATTTTGTTCTGAGTAATCATCAATAGCAAATGAAGTTATCTCATGTCCCATTGTAGCAGCAACAAAAGTACTACCAGCATGAACACCCAACTCCATATAAACAGCATCTTCTTTTGAACAAAGATTGTTTAAGAAGTGTCTTACTATATTTGATGATAGTCCAGGAATATCATATCCTTCTTCTACAAATTTACTTTCTCTTCTTACTGCTTTATCAATAGAATTAAGAACTAGTTCTATATCTTTATCCATAGTTCTTTCATTCTTTCTCATCCTAGAATGAATAACTGAATCACAATAATTACAATCCCAACAATCAAACTTGCAAGTTTTAATCTTGTCTCTCCAGATATCAATTGGTTTCTCTTGTAATGTAGTATCTTCAATATACTCATTGAACTGAGGATATAATAACTCCTCTTTATCTTTCCACCTTTTAATGATATCCATTGATTCCATTAAACGCATAGCATTCTCTCTACCATGCATCTTGAATACATCTATACCTAAATCAACAAACTCTTCCCAGTCTTCTCTCCAAGGTGGTATAGTTGCTTGCTTTAAAGCATTGGCAGGATCTTTCTCATCCCAATTAGAACATGAAACTCTACTAATAGCATCATTAAAATATTGTGGTTCTTGCTTTCCTCTCACCATATTGTAATGGTAGTGTTCTGGCATGATCGGACATCCACCCCAACACCACTCATTAGCAAGGAGTGATATCTTAATTGGTTTACCTATCTCAGCACAATATGCCTTTGCTTTCATGATGCGATCCAACTGATCGCGATCACGCATTAAATCTCTATCAAGATTCACATAATGGAATCCTGCCTTCGCTAGATTAACTATCTCATTTGCTCTTGTAACTTCTCTAAGAATTGTATTCTTAATAAAAAGTTCTGGAAATTCCTTTTGTAACTGTCCAGTTAACAACCATGTTGTATGAGGTATCGTAACAATACGAACACCTGCATCATACAATGGTTTAAAGTTCTCAATTAAAATATCCAGGTTACTTTGATTTGGGGTAACCTGGATATTGTTAAATGTTGCTGACAGAGGAAGTCCTGTTTTCTCTGCGATATACAACGCATTAATTGTAGTCTCTCTTATATCACCATCTATAACATCACCCATTGCGTCCTGTTCAAAAGGAGGCATACGACATGTAAAGTACATATCATAGATGTAATCCTTATATTGATTAAGAAATGGTATAAATGATTCTTCTACATACTCAACTGGAAGTTTTGTATTGAGTGGGATCGAGAATATTTTCTCCATAATCTTTAATGCATCTATCAATGAAAATTTGCTCGTTATCAGAATTAACAAGTAATGATTTGTGGCCTTCTGCTATTCCACGAAGAGCAGGTCTATCTAAATCTCTATTGAGATCTTCTAGATTATATACATCATATATTTTAAAATGTATAATTGGTAGAAGTTCTTCCCATCTAGAAGCACTTGCTGACCAGGTTGCACCAGGACTATTAGGCATTGTTTTCTTCCTCTATCATACGAGTTGGTTTATCTGCTCCTTTTAACGAATGGAGCTGTCCTGTATATTTATGTGCTAAGAACTTAGGCATTGCGATACCATCCTGTTCTAACTGCTTTGCAATCGCTGGAGCAAAGGTCTTTTGAATCTTATCAATTCCTCCTCCAATCATTCCAGAGAACTGAACTGCTACCTCTAAGGACTTAACTTGATCTTCTTCTGGCATGTCCAGAATAGAAGTCATATTACCAGCACCAATTCTACCATAGGAAATAATATCCATAGCAGCTTGCTTGCCCATTCTAGCAATCCAATAAATTCTCTCTTCCTCTTCTTGCTCTTCTAAGTAGTATTCTAATGGATGATTATCATCAACATACTTGTTAACAACATCCAAGAAATACTTCATTTCTAATTCTGCTTGACGTAACTTACGTCTCCATATACCAATATCATAATCATTCTTTTCTAAATCAATCTGAATAAATCCAGCATCAATTTCATCTCCACCTTCTTGAACTACTTGATCAATAGAACGAAGGAATTTTTTCCTTAATAATTCTGCTTTTCTAAGACTATGCCTAGTTTCCATATAGGCATGATACCTTGTTTCTAGTTCCATCAATGCCTGACGAACTTTTCTCCAAGGTGTTATTTGTGTATTAGCAACAAAATGCTCACACTGATAGTTGGTCATTCCACTTTGGAAATCCATGCAACCATCTAATATATCAAATTCTTTCTTTGTAAAATTGAATTCGTCTATAAAAGATTGTGCGAGATGTATCTGTCCACCGTCACTACTGACAATGTTGTTTATATCAGATATTATATCAGAGTATTCAGCAAGATTTGCTTTGGTTATTTCGTGGCCAGTTTCAATTTTTTCAGAACTTAAAGACATGTGCTTTTACATCATAATCAGGTTTGCGATCCCAATCAGTCTCTGAAACAGTTCTACCCATTTCAATTGCCTGATATTGGGGCATAAGGATACCGAACTTATCCTCATATACTATATTTAGTTCCCATACAGAATTGCAATTTTTGAATTCTTTGAGAGTCTTCTGATAAGTAACCAACATAGTTGATAAATTATCTTCGTAGGCTTCTGCCTTAGTTAATATTTTATTAGAAAGTACGTCTTTTGTCAAACTTCTTTCTGTTGCAAGGTAGTCTAGGAAAGGAGTTCTGCTTCCATCTGCTCCTCTCTTTGATAGCCATTCTCTTGCTTCATGCTTTTGAATCTCCCAAGAAGCAGTTTCTATTTCAGACGTATCTCTTAAATTTCTAATTCTTACGTTAAATTCGTCATCAAGAATTTCTTGTGCAAACATGACCATGAAATCCATGATCTCTTTCTTTCTCTCTGCTGTTAATTCAACTGGTGTTTTAACTACACCACCAGCAGGAGTCCATGCTTGAGAAACACCTTGAGCATTACTTGCTGCTATAACCTTACCATATGGTCTTACTTCACCAAAAAAGTTTGCTCCATGATATGCTTGTGAAGCAGTAAGTTCTTTGTACTTATGTTCCCATTCTTTAGAAACTACTTGCCAGTAATCTTCGCTAATCTCTACACAAGAAAAGTGCATCAAAGTGAATATCTCACTATAGTGCATTCTCTCATCTAGCGTTTCCGCTACGTTTACGAATTGATTCTGATCAATTTCTTTTTCGTTGACGATTATGTATCTCATTTATTGTGCCTGGTTAGCGGTAACGGAAGCAGCTGCTGAAGCACAGCCACCAGATGATTGACCATAATGGCCTTTGGGTCTTGTTGTTGCACCCATATTTGTTTCAACGTCAGTAGTATAATCCCACTTTGTAGTGTGGTTGTTCTGCTGTCCATCGAATTGTCCCATCATATAACCATGATCTTGTCCCATTTCAAAGTTCTCTTCTCCATAAGAACGAACTTTAGTTCCGTTCTTAATACCTGATCCATTAGAACCATTGTACTTAGTCCAAGGAGATGTAACGTTGTTTCCAGTTCCAGCATAGAAGTGTCCATATTTGGAAGGAAGGAACTTACAAACTCCATCAGGAGCAGCGTTAGCAGACCAACCAGACCAACTATCATTGTTCTGATTACATGTGTGTCTAGAACCTGAGAATGAAGCCCATGTATTATCCTCATCACCACATGATGCAGTGTGATCAGAACCAGAAGGTGAGTTACCTGCCTGATACATGATCTCAGATGGGAAGTGTAATTTACCTACAGCAGAGTTACCTCCACCTAAGTTATATCCATGCTGTTGCTTCTGACAAGTAGCAGAAGAGTTTCTGTCCCTAGAGACAGGCATGTTCCAACCACCAACAGTACCATATCCCATAACTCCCCTTGGGTCGTCTCCTTCCCAACCATAGTTATGAGGTGAATATGTACCACCACCAGGGTTACTACCTGATGTACCAAACATTCGTCTCATTCCAGTATGGAGGTTGATCGAA